GTACCGTCACCCATCAACGGACGCTATAACTATCCCGGCCGCTTCAAACCTTTCGATCATCAACGAGAGACCGCCGCCTTCCTAACCTTTAATCGTCGTGGCTTTGTATTTTCTGAACCCGGCACAGGCAAGACGCTATCGGCATTATGGGCAGCCGACTACCTGATGGAGATTGGCGAAGTGCGACGTTGTTTGATTCTGTGTCCGCTGTCGATCATGACATCTGCGTGGTTGCAAGACTTAAACAACAGCATCATTCATCGCAGCGCCATCGTAGCCCACCACACGCAAGCAGCACGCAGGGTGGAGATGATTCGTGGTGGCTATGAGTTCGTCATCACTAACTACGACGGCTTAAACCTAGTGGGCGATGAGGTAATCCGTGATGGTACGTTTGATCTGATTATCGTGGATGAGGCTAACGCATATAAAAATGTTGGTACGCGTCGCTTTAAGTCACTTCAAAGGATACTGACACCCAAAACATTACTATGGATGATGACGGGTACACCGGCTGCGCAGTCACCGCTCGATGCGTATGGGCTGGCTAAACTAGTTAACCCGGAGCAAGTACCCCGGTTCTTTACAGGTTGGCGCGATAAGGTCATGAACAAGCTGACGCAGTTTAAGTGGGGCGCTAAAGTTACAGCCGCACAAGATGTGTTCGACGCACTACAGCCAGCGATACGCTTTACTAAGGCAGAGTGCCTTGACCTACCGCCCGTCACCACTACGACCCGCGAAGTGCCGCTTACGCCACAGCAAGCCAAGTACTACCGGATGCTGAAGGATCAGATGATTATGCAAGCCGCAGGCGAGACCATCACCGCAGTCAATGCGGCTGCGGGTGTCAATAAATTATTGCAGATCAGCGCCGGTGCAGCGTACACAGACAACCAAGAAGTCATCGAGTTCGACTGTAACCCACGGCTAAACGTCCTGTTGGAAGTGCTGGAGGAAACTAACCGTAAGGTGCTGGTCTTCGCACCCTACCGCCACAGCATTGATACGATAACAACCTTCCTAAATAAAAACGATGTGGACTGCATGCAGATTCACGGAGACGTATCCGCAACAAAACGTACTGAGATATTCAAGATGTTTCAGACCACGCCTAGCCCACGGGTACTAGTCATCCAGCCGCAGTCTGCCTCGCATGGCGTTACGTTAACCGCTGCCGATACGGTTGTCTTCTGGGGTCCCGTGATGTCCGTTGAGACGTATCTACAGTGCTGCGCCCGTACAGACCGCGTGGGGCAGACGTCTGACAAGGTAACAGTAGTACACATTCAGGGCAGTGACATTGAGCGCAAGATGTTTAAACAATTAGCAACACGCGTAACCGAACACGCCGCCCTAATTAAATTATATGAAGAAGTGCTTGCAAGTTAAAAAAAACATTTGTAAAATGTTTGACAGTTGTACCCAACCACGGAGTTACTTATGAATACCCAGATTATCCCGATGGATAGGCTTGCTAAGATTTACTTAAAAATCCGCACAGCCAAACAAAAGCTGACACAAGACTACGAAGCCGAGTTAGGCGGGCTTGAGTCGCAAGAGTCAGAAATTAAAAATGCAATGAAAGCACAACTGTTGGCGCTTGGGGCTAAGACCCTGCGCACCGATGCAGGAACAGTAATGCTTGGTCAGAAGACGCGGTATCACACGCAGGACTGGTCGTCGTTCAAAGAATTCATGGTCAAACATGATGCGTTAGACCTGTTGGAGAAGCGTATCGCCCAAACCAACATGGCGAAGTTCCTAGAAGAAAACCCCGGTCTCGTGCCGCCGGGGCTGAACTCCGATACGGAGTATCAAGTAAGCGTACGTAAACCTACCAAGTGAGAACCCTTATGTCCAATATCGTAGAATTTAATGCTTCATCCGCCCCTTCATTCGTCAAGCGTGGCGAGTTATCCGCTGTTGCCCGTGCCTTAGTTGGTGGCGGTGGTGGCAGTGGTGGTGGCAAGCGCATCTCCATTCGTGGTGGTGTGTTTCGTTTGGTATCCGAAGGCAAGGAAGTAGCAGCCATCGAAGATCGTCATTTGGATGTTGTAGTTGTGAACGCCGCTCCCAAAGTGTCGCGCACTTTCTACATGAAAAAATATGACGGCGATACCCCGAGCGCCCCTGATTGCTGGTCGGCTGATGGTGAAAAGCCAAACGCAACTTCAGCAAACGCACAGGCTGAATCCTGCGCCACATGTCCCCAAAACATTGCTGGTTCAGGCGATGGTAATAGCCGCGCATGCCGTTACTCGCAGCGTCTGGCCGTTGTACTGGCTAATAATATTGACGGTGATGTGATGCAGTTATCGTTACCTGCACAGTCGATCTTTGGTAAGGAAGAAGGCGACAACCGTCCGCTACAAGCGTATGCCCGTTACATGGCTGCGCAAGGTGCCGGTGCTGATATGGTGGTGACACGCCTGAAGTTTGATACGAAGGCCGCCGTGCCAAAGCTGTTCTTTAAGGCTATGCGTTGGCTGACTGACGAGGAGTATGCGACCAGCCAAGAGAAGGGTGCTTCTAAAGAAGCCGTCAACGCCGTCACCATGACTGTTGCCCAGACGGACAAAGTACCACCTGCACCAGTAGCAGGTACGGCACCTAAAGCTAAGAAGGCCGCCAAGCCGGTAGCACCAGTGGAAGACGAAGATACGGCCGAGCCAGCAGTACGTAAAGAAGCAGCAGGTGCGGCTGTGCCCAAGCGTGAAGCTAATCTGGCTAACATCGTCGATGCGTGGGACGAAACGGACGACTAATGGTCACGGGGGAAAGCAGATGCTGGTAGCTAGTGCAGCGAGTACCCCACCAATCAGCCCGGCCGGAGGTGGCGCATGTAACACCGGCAGCGGGGGCTATCTTTTTATTTTTTCAGGTGGTGACCCCGCACTTTTATAAGGAGAACAAGATGCCTTTTGGTGGAGCAACATACGTAGCCGAACGCGATGCAGATCGGCTGATGTCACAGTTATACAATGTTTGGGCGCTTATGCGTGACAGCCAGTGGCGCACACTCACCCAGATTTCTGAAACAATTAATTATCCCGAAGCCAGTGTAAGTGCTCGGTTACGGGATTTACGTAAACGTAAGTTTGGCGCACACACAGTAGAACGTGAGTACGTGCGCAGAGGCTTGTTTAAATACCGCGTTATACCAAATGAAGAATAACCAATGCCCTATTCCGAAGCCACCCGATTCAGCGTTGCTAAAGCACAGAAGACGCTAGGTAATCAGTTAGGCCGTTACGCCGTACATCTTGATGTGCCCGTGAGTCAAATCGCTAAAGCCACAGGGGCTACGCGACAGACGGTCTACAACTGGTTCAAAGGCGGGGAAGTGCTGCAACCGTATAAACCCGCAGTTACGTCTCTACTAAAAATATTACAAACGTCTTCTACCTACGAAGATGCACGGAGAAAAATATGCATAGCATTCGACCTTCCAGTTTGAGCGATAGAGAACTAATGCATTACGCGGACATGATGCTACGTGAAGGCAAGCTACCTGTTGAATGGCAGGAAGAAATCTTAAAGCGTTTAGAGCGTCTGCTTTTCCCAGCTACTACCGCAGAATAACTCAAGGACTCTCATGACACCGCTTGATTTTCTGGCGGCGGTTTTGCCGTCTGCGGGTAATTTGTACTGCATGGTGGGGCTGCCTTCACGCGAACACATTTTTAAAGATACGGTTGACGAACTACACGCCGAGTACCTACGGTTAGAGGCTAGTCAGCAGGATACGTATTTTGCCCTTTTTACTTATGCGGAGCCTAACAGTCGTAAGGCACCTAATGCGGTGGAGACGCGCGCTTTTTTTCTGGATATTGATTGTGCAGAAGTAGGTTCAAAAACCTATGGCACTAAGGAAGAAGGCTTGGCGGCATTCATGGCGTTCTGTTCCAAGACCGGCTTGGACAAACTAGGCGACCCATTCATTGTCGATTCAGGCGGTGGGTATCACGTTTACTGGCCGTTGAAAGAGAACGTAGCGGCTGCTATATGGAAGCCAGTTGCCGAGAACTTTAAGCGTCTGTGCAAGCAGGAAGCGTTGAAGGTAGACATGACTGTGCCGGCTGACGTTACGCAGTTACTGCGTGTCCCGGGCACGACTAATTGGAAACGCGTAAACAAATTCGATACCACTTTTGTAGTCACCATTGTGCAAGAGGCAGCAGCTACGGTAGCTTTTGCCGAGTTCGATGCCTGTATCCGCGCTGCGTTGACTGAGTTACCTGCGATGGCTGCCGCGCCTAGTAGCTTACCGGGTTCCCGTCCTAAAGCAGCCAAGCCCGTTACGACCGTTAAGTTGTTTGAAAATTCCGTCACGTACTTTAAAAACATACTGGTTAAGACGCAAGCGGGTACAGGCTGTAAGCAACTCGCATACTACATGACGCATGCTACTGAAGATGGCATGGAACCGTTATGGCGCGGTATGTTATCCATTGCCCAGAAGTGCGAAGACGGCGCGAAGGCCGTAGTCTTTTTATCCAACAGACACCCCTACCCTGTAGAGCGTATGCAGCAGAAGCTGCGCGAGATTAAAGGACCCTATCCATGTACGAAACTTGATAGTGAAAACCCCGGTATCTGCACAAGCTGCGCCCACTTCGGTAAGATCACCAACCCTTTATCGCTTGGCCGTGAAGTCCTCGTTGACCGTACAGAAAAGATTGTCGAGGCAACTCCGGCAGCCGCATCGCCTACCGAGGAAGTAGTACCAGTTAAGTACATTCGGCCTGTGCCTCCTCGTGGATTTTCCTACGGCCAGAAGGGCGGTATCTTCAGAGAGATTGAAACGCTCAATGCCGAAGGCGAAAAGACTACCGAACAGAAAATGGTGCTGGCCTATGACATGTTCATCATGGACATACTTAAACCTGTAGGTGGTGAACACACTATACACATGGTAGCTATGCGGCCTGAAGGCGTTGTGGATATTATGTTTCCCCAGAAGGCCGTCATTAGTAAAGACGAGTTATCCAAAGCATTAGCCGCCCAGAATATTATCAGCGCATTTGGTGCGGGGAATGATGCGTTTCTGACTGCCTATGTGCGGGGTTGCGTGGAGACTTACAGTGCCGAGCGTGGTGCGATTAGTGTGCCGGCATCTTACGGTTGGCAGAAGGATGGTACCTTCGTGCACAACAACAATATTTATTCGCCGAATGATCGCGTACGCCGTAGTCCGATGCCGGGGCTAGAGAATTTACTGCACGTAACAGGCCGCGAAGGTACGCTAGAAGGTTGGCGCAAACGCTTTGGCTTGCTAATCTCATCTACTTACAATGCGCAGGAAGACTTAAACCCATTACTAGCTGCCGCATGCGTAGGTTTTGGTGCGCCCATGATGATATTCACAGGCTTGAACGGCATGACTATTCATCTGGGGCATAGGGAATCAGGTACGGGTAAGACATTAGCACTGTCGTTATGTGCGTCCATCTGGGGACACCCAGACCGCTATAAGGTGGGCGCTACTACATCCGACGTTGCGATGATTCAGCGTGCAGGTTTGTTAGGTAGTCTGCCTGTTATATCGGATGAAATCACGACCAAGAACCGTGCAGATATGGAGTGGTTCCCCGGATACTGCTTTGGCTTTAGTGAAGGTGGCGGTAAAGAACGTATGGAGTCTGGCGCTAATAAAGAACGTATCAACACGTCGTTCTGGCACAGCCTGTCGTTGATGTCATCCAACACCCATGTAAGTGACTACATGACCGGACCGCGTAAGCACTCATCGGAAGGCGAGTTACGCCGGATGTTGGATTACAAGCCACACAAGAAACTTCGTTGGACGGATCCCGAACGCCTAATAGTTAAAACGCTTAAAGACAACTACGGGGTAGCTGGTCCTATATTTGCGCAGTGGATGGTAAATAATCGGGATACCTGCCAGCAGCTAGTCAACGAAGTAACGGAGCGGTTGCGTAAAGAGTTTAGCGCTGTGGATGATGAGCGTTACTGGGTGGCTGGCTGTGCGGCTATTGTTGTTGGCTGTATTGTGGCCGGCAGTAAGTACGCCAATGTGATTGACCTACCGATTGAAGCGATAGTTAAGGCTCTTAGGAAGATGGTCGAGGAACAACGCGCCCTGATGGCGGCTAACGTGCGCAGTGCCGAAGATGTGCTGAACTCATATATCCGCGAGTACTACGGTAACTTTGTTGTGCTGGCAGCCACTACTGGTATCGGCGCATCCTTTGGAGATGGTGAGATGATTGAGCGTTCTACTATGCGTTCAGAGATCGCGGGGCGGGTGGAGCACAACACATCGCCGGGCTTCACTGACTTTTATATTGAGGAGCAGCTACTGAAGGGGTATTGTTCATCCATGAGTTTTGGGTACTCAGACTTTAAGCTACAGCTAGAAGCCTTGTACCGCGTAATTTATCCACGGAAGTTTGACCTGATGCGCAAGACGAATGGACCACAGATGCGTGTGAACTGTTTGATGTTGAGTCGGCCTAAAGACTTGGATGAAACCTATGTCCCAGATAAAGAGACTTAAATATAAATACCCGTGGTTGGATTTGCCTCCGTATGGGGGCTTTTTTATACCAACCCTAAATCTAGTACGTATCCGGGCTCAAGGCTTACGGGAGGGAGTGCGAGTGCGCGTTATTGGCAAAGGCACTCCCTGTATTTACAAAGGCCAGATCGGCGTGATGTTTACTATTGGCGCGCGGCGGCGTTAAACGATCTGGAGAATTCAATTTTAGCTTTACGAATTTCGTCTAACCGTTCACGTTTCTCTGTGCTCGATAGCTCAGACGCTTTAATCAACCGCTCCAGTTCAGTAAACTCACCCATCGTTTCTTTAAAACTATCCGATACATCCGCCATCGCTACTTGCGTGGCGTATTTTTTTACAAATTTAGTGGCTTCGTCGGTACGCCCTTCGGCGACCATCTTATCGAAAGTTTCTTTAATCTGCGTGTACTCTTTAGCCTTCTCGTAGAACAGCGTGATCTGCCCGGTCGCATCGTTAGGCTGGAACATCGAACCTATCACCGGCATATCAGACAACCGCTTAGTCGGCGCTTCTGGTCCTTCTTTCAAAGGCACTATCGTACCGGCCGCCTGTGCAATAGCCAGACCAACACCGCCGGTATAGCCATTAATCAAGTGGTCAATCATGATCGGCGAGACACCGGCCGTTGGCGCACCTACCGCACTGGTAACAGCGCCAATACCTTCGCTGAACATTTTAGCGATACCGCTGGTCTTATCACGCACACGCTCAGTCGGCATCAACTCACGCTCTTTAACAGACTCAATATCCTGCCCAGTAAAAAACGATTTGTTCAGTGTTGCTTCAACCATAGGTTTGATGCCTTGTGGTATTGAAGAAATGCCTAACGGCGTAGATGCCGCAATCATACCGCCAAGACCTTTAAGCACATTCTTTACGTCGGTATCTTTGTCGTTCATTAACAGCACCGCTTCAGGCAGTGCTTTAAAGATCAAACCAACTTCAAAGGGGATAGGCACGCGTACGGCTTCTTCAAAGCCGGGCACACGGATAAACCAGTTACTCAAGCGTTCGCGCATCGAGGCATTTTTATACGCTTCGTCATCCTGCATCATGGCAATATACGCTACCATCCCCACCGCCAGCACCGCCCCACGCGTGTACAACTTACGCTGGGCATTTACTTTTTCGTTGTACGGCATCTTGCCGCGCAGTGCTTTTGATAAAACATCCAGACCCTGAATCTGTGAATTCAAGAACGGGATCATCATGTTTAGCGCGTACATCGAGCCGCTGGCACCACGCTTACTAAAGTTCATGGACTCTAGCGTGGCCAGTGTGGCTTCCATATCCGACAAGCCTTGCTTACGGAAGCTGTTGTACAGCGTTACGCGAGATGCGGCATCGGACTTCATGGCCGCTCTGTCCAACTTAGCTAACGCCATCTCCCAACCTGAACCGCCTTGCGATAACTGAAGCATCAGCTTCTGCGTATCTTCTGTGGTGCCTGTCAGTATCTGCCCGCCAATGATTCCGCGTTCTTGCAGAACTTTCTCGCCTTCGCTCTTACCCGCATACATCTTCAACAGTTCTTTGCTGGCACTCAATACGGGTG